AGCAGGAGGTTCTGGGGCAATATCTGGAACTTTCCGCGGGGCGGGTTTATTTCGCGTTCAGCCGGGAGGGGAATGTGTCTGACGTGGAGATCGCGGTGAAGCAGCCGTTGTTGTGGGCGCTGGATTTCAATGTCGATCCGATGTCTTCGGTGGTGGCGCAGGTGGATGGAGAAGAGGTGAGGGTGCTGGACGAGATAGTGCTGAATCGGGCTAGCACTTACCAGGCTTGCGAGGAGTTTGGGAATCGCTTCGCGGAGCATGCGGCGGGGCTGGTGATTTATGCGGACGCTAGCGGGGCGCGACGGCAGACTTCGGGGACTACGGACGTGGAAATTTTGAAGAGTTTTTTGAAGGACCGGAGTTATGGGGACGTGCGGTTTAAAATTCCGAAGGCGAATCCGGCGGTTCGGGACCGGGTGACGTTGATGAATTCGAAGTTGGAGTCGGCTGGCGGGGAGCGGCGGCTGGCGATTCATCCGCGGTGTAAGGAACTGATCAAGGATTTCGAGCAGGTCACTTACAAGGAGAACAGTTTGGTGATCGATAAAGATCGCGATCCGAAGAGGACGCATTTGTCGGACGCGCTGGGGTATTTGGCGTGGCAGGAGTGCCGGGGCGGGTTGAAAGTGGGCGAGCAGGGGCAGCGGTTGGTTTAGGAAAGAGGTTTATGTGTTGGATATCGATCGGGAGCATCCGCAGTACAGAGCACGGAAGGAAGTCTGGCGATGTTATCGCGACCTCTATATAGGTGGCGAGCAGTTCAAGTTGAATGCGCAGCGGCATTTGATTCCCCGGCAGAAGGAGCCGGGGGATGTTTACCGGGAGCGGTTGACGCGGGTGTTTTACGAGAACTATGTGGGGTCGATTGTGGACTGGTATGCGGCTACGTTGTTTCGCCGGGAACCGGTGTTGACGTTTGAGGGCGCGAACGAGCGCGGGCAGGCGTTTTTCGGGGAGTTCGTGGAGGATGTGGATCGCAAGGGGACGGCGCTCGCGGACTTTTTGAGGAAGCAACTGGTGGAGGCGATGGTTGCGGGCCAGAGCTTCGTGTTGGTGGATTTTCCGCGGATGGGGGAGAGACCGGGGAATCTTGCGGAAGAAGACGCATCGGGAGCTTCGCGGGCTTACTTGGTGGATTACAGAGCTGAGGACCTTATTAATTGGAGTCTCGACGATTGCGGGAACTTTGAGTGGGTGGTGCTACGGACTGAGGTGACTCGGCAGGATCGGGTGGAGGATGTCGAGTGGCTTACGGAGAAGCGGTGGGCTTACTACGATAAGCAGAATTTCCGGTTGTACCGGCAGGTGTCGAGTGGCGGAGGGACGGGCGCGGTCGAGTTGATCGACGAAGGGGTGCATGGGCTGGCGAAGCTCGGGCGGGTTCCGTTGTTTGGGCTGCGGATTCCGGAGGGATTGTGGATGGTGAATCGGGCGGGGTCGTTGCAACTCGAGCACTTTAATAAATCGAACGCGTTGTCATGGGCACTGACGATGGGGTTGTTTGCGATGCCCGTCGTTTACTCCGAGCGCGAGTGGAGCCAGATGGTGGGGGAGAGTTACTACATTCAGCTCGGGCCGGAGGATCGCTTTGGGTGGACGGAGCCGGAGGGCAAGGTTTATCAGATTGCCGCTGACAACCTCACTAGTTTGCAGGAAGAAATTTATCGGGTCTGCTATATGCCGCAGGCGGGGGGACCGTTGGGGCAGGGCGGCCGGCAGTCGGGGGTTAGCAAACAATTGGACTCTTCGATTACGCAGGAGGTGCTGCGGGCTTATGGGGACGCGGTTAAGGACCAGGTGCGGCGGGTGTTGAAGGCGATCGATGGGGCTCGGGAGGACGGGTTGGCAATTGGGGTCGGCGGGCTCGACGAGTTCGATATTACGGACTTTGATGTGGAGGTGGATGATGCGCAGAAGCTGCTGGCGCTGGGGGCAGAGTCCAGCACTTTGAAGAAGGAAGTACAGAAGAAATTGGCTCTCAAGTATTTAGCGGATGCCCGGCAGGATGTAAAGGATCGGATTGTGGCGGAGATTGAAGCTAATGGATGACATTCGGGAAATCGTAATGGCTGTCGTGCAGGAGTTCATGCCGCAGAAGAACGAGTTAGAGGAAGAGCGGAAGAAGCGCGAGGGGCTCGAGGCGCGGGTTGGGGAGTTGATGGCGCGGGCGGAAGAGGCGGAGCGGAGTGCGGCGGTGCGGGCGGAGCTGCAGAGGCAGGGCGTCGCGAAATTGGATTTGGCGTACAAGGCGATTCGGGATGAGATTCATCGAGCGGAAGACGGGACGCTGGTCGCGCAAGGTGGCGGGGGGATACGGGAGCATGTGGAACAGTTCGTGAAGGAGAATCCGGAACTACTGCCAGCGCGGCTCGGCGGTGGGTCGGGCGCGGGCGGCGGACAGCGGAGCTCGCCGGGGGAAGCGCCGGTGGAGTTGGAGAAGATTCGTCCGGGGATGAGTCCGGAAGAGTTGAACAGGGTACGGCAAGAGATCGCGCGCGTGGCGTCATTGACGCTGCGCGGGTGGTAGAGGAGAGAGAAACAAGATGGCAACAATTACTTCAGCAAATGTGGCGAGCGCGATTGTGAAGCTGGTGGCGGCGGATGCGCTGCCGGCGTTGATGGGGAACCTGGTGATGGGGAACCTGGTCAATCGCGATTACGAGCCGGCGCTGGCGCAGGCGGGGGACACGATTAACGTCCCGATTCCGCCGGTGCTGGTGGCCAATAATATCGCCGAGGGCGGCACGGTGCAGACGCAGAATCCGAGCTTGGGCAACGCGCAGATCATTCTGAACACGCACGCAGAAGCCACGTTCCAGGTACCGGACGTGACCAAGATCCTGGCGGTGCCGGATCTGTTGAAGCTGTACATGCAGCCGGCGGTGGTGGCGCTAGCGGAGCGGATTGAAACAGACCTGCTGGCGCTGTATCCGCTCTTCACCAGCAACACGGCGGTGGGAGCGGGTGGGACTCCGCTGACGGAAGCGGTGGTGGATTCGGCGGAAACGGCGCTGTTCAGCACTAAAGTGCCGGCTAGCGCGGCGAAGTTTTTGGTGGTGGACGCGAACTCTTATTCGGCGCTGCGGCAGATTCCGCGATTCAGCGAGTACAACTCGGTGGGCGAGGCGGGGCTGCGGGTGATCGTGGACGGGGCCGTGGGCAAGATGAAGGACTTCTACATCTTTCGCTCGCAGTTTGTGGCTAAGACGGGGAGCAGTCCTGTTACCACGCACAACTTGGCGTTTTCGAAGAACGCGATTGGATTGGTGGTGCGAAGGCTGCCGCAGCCGCTGCCGGGAACGGGTGCGATTGCGGAGTACGCGGAACTGGGGAACTTCGGGATGAGAGTGACTATGAGCTATCAGCCGAATACGCTGGCGCAGCAGTTCACGGTGGACGTGCTGTATGGAGTGGGGGTGCTGCGGAATAATTTCGCGGTGCAGGTTAATAGTTAAAAAACGACGAGCGCGACCAGGAGGTCGCGCGCGGACGGGGACGTCCGCCCTACCGGGGGCGGAAATGGGGGCGGGCTTCTAGGGCTCGCCCTTTTTGTTTGGCTAGATGGGAGGGATTATGGCACTGCTGACGGATGGGAATCCTAACGATACGGAAGGGCTGCGGGTGTTTGAGTCGGCGATTTTGGACGTGGCGCGTGTGGAGGGGATCGATCTGAACGCTAAGCTGTGTCTCGCCACGGAAGAGATTTCGGAGGATGTGCTGGATGGGTTGTTGGGTCACATGGCTACGGGTGGGGACCGGCGGAGGATCGGGGTTTCGGATGTTGTTGTGAGTCCGCAGATGAAGCGGTGGCAGGCGCTGCATACGTTGGCTGTGGTGTATCGGGATGCTTACAACAATCAATTGAACGACCGGTATTTGAGCAAGTGGGACGAGTACCGGGAACTGGCCCGGGGGGCTCGGGAACGCACTTACGGGTTCGGGATTGGATTGGTTGCGGCGCCGATTCCACGGGCGAAGACGGCGGTGCTTGGAGTGGGAACGGGGGCGCTGGCGGGCGGGCTTTACTATGCGCAGGTTAGTTGGATTTCGGCTTCCGGGCAGGAGGGGAGCGTGAGTGGCGTTACGAACTTTCAGACCTCCGACAACAGCGCGCTGACGGTAATGGCGGGGAATGTTCCGGCGGCGGCAGTGGGGTGGAACGTTTACGTGGGGTTCACGAGTTCAACGGTGACGCTACAGAATAGTGCGCCGCTGGGGATCGGGACCACGTTTACTTTGCCGGGGTCGGGAGTGGTGAGTGGCCGTTGTCCGGGGAATGGACAGGCTCCGGATATGTACGTCACGGGCGGGCGGATTTTGAGGCGGGGGTAGAGCGATGGCGCAGGCGGCTAGCATTGCGGCGGTGAAAGTGGTGGCTTTGCTCATGGACTCGGGTGCGGGGCTGGGGGCGGTGCTGGCGGACATTGCTGCAAATGCGGGAGTGGAACTGGCGGGGATCGGCGTGATTTCACAGAATGCTCCGGTGGCGCTGATGGAGAAGAGTTCGGCGGTGAAGTATCCGGTGGTGCTGGTGTATTCGGATCGCGTGCAGAATATGCTGACGGAAAAGTTTCGCAATTTTTCCGGGAGGGTGCGGACGGTGGCTGAGGTGCGGACTTCGCAGGATCGCATTGAGGGGCTGGAAGAGGGACTGCGGTTGTATGTGGATGCGGTTACGCAGGTGTTGGATGCGAATCGTGGGGATTGGGGACAGGGGATGTTTTTTACGGGCGGGTACGAGGTGAAGTTCGATCCGGTGCAGCATGGCGGGCGGAATGTATTGCAGGTGGCCAAGGTGATTTTCGAAGTGGATTTGTCCAGTTGAGGGGGCGGGTTTTCAATGTCGTGTTACGTATCGTCGAACAGTAATCGGTTTTTTGTGGCGCTGGAGAGTGCTTACGGGGTAGTGCCGGCGGTGACTGGGCAGAACCGGATTCCGGGGGTGAAGCTGGCGGCGCGGCAGGTGCTGGAGCAGAATTCGCGACGGGATAAATCGGGGAGCCGGACGTTTGTGGGGTTGCCGAATCAGATTCGCAAGCGGACGGCATTTCAGCTCAACACTTTTATGACGGATTGGGTTAGCGGGATGGCTGCGCCTGGTCATGGTCCGTTGTTTCAGGCGGGGATGGGCGGGAGTCCGCTGGCTTTTGCCGGGGGGACGGTGGCGACTACGAGCGCTACTACGCAGATTTCTTTTTCGGCGGCGCACGGATTGAGTGTGGGGCAGGCGGTGGCGAGTGCCGGGGAGATTCGATTCGTGGCGGGGATTTTGGATTCGACTACGGTGTTCTTGGTCGCGCCGTTTACTGGAGGCGTGGCTGCGGGGACGGTGTTGGGCCCGACCTTGACTTATCCGCTGGGGAGCGATTTGGGGAGCGTTTCTATTTTTGATTATTGGGATCCTAGCGATGCTATGCAGCGGATTTTGAACGGGGCGGCGGTGGATTCGCTGAGGGTCAAGGTGAATGGGGACTATCAGGAGTTCGTGTTTGCGGGGCCTTCGCAGGATTTGTTGGACAGCGCTAGTTTCACTAGCGGGCAGGGTGGATTGACACAATTTCCGGCGGAGTCGTCGAGTGTGGGGTTCGACTACACGATCGTCCCGGGGCATTTGGGGCAGGTGTGGATGGGGGCGACTCCGGCGCAGTTCTTCACTTTGACGGGAGCGGAGTTGGGGTTGAGTAATAACGTGCAGTTGCGGGTGAAGGAGTTCGGCTCGGATCTCGCGCGCTGTATTGCGGCGGGGGAGCGGCAGGTGAATCTCAATTTCAGCGTTTTCGAGATGGTAGACGCGCAGACAGTGGGGTTGTACCAGGCGGCTCGGCAACGGTCGCCGATTTCGGTGATGCTGCAGTTGGGGCAGCAGAGCGGGCAGTTGTTTGGGGCGTACATGCCGGCGATGGTGCCGGACGTTCCGCAGTTTGACGATTCGGAGACGCGGCTGCAGTGGAAGTTTCAGAACAGCCGGGGGCAGGGGGCCGTGAATGATGAGCTCTACATCGCATTCGCTTAGGGTAGAGGCGGAACATTCGTTCGATAGCGCGCATTGGTTCGATGCGGAGTCGGCCGCGGGCGTGCGATTCGCGATTGCGCGGTTGACGTTTGGGCGGCGGTTGGATCTGGCTCGGCGGATACGGGAGATCGGACGCCGGGCGGAATTTTTGGCGGCTGGTGCGGAGGCTCGCGACAAGTTGGAGGCGGCGGTGGTGGGGGCGGAGGTGGATCGCGCGTATCTGGAATGGGGGCTGTTGGCTGTCGAGGGGTTGACGATCGACGGGGAGGCGGCGACTCCGTTGGCGGTGGTGGAAAAGGGTCCGCTGGAATTGGCTACGGAGATTTTGGGGCGTGTAAAGGCGGAGTGCGGGTTGAGCGAGATCGAAAGAAAAAACTGATTGTCGCATTCCATTTTCTGAGTGGGAATCAGGCCGGGTGGAAATGCGAGCCATGCAGACGGCAGGGGCTGGAGGGGACCCGAAGGTGTGGGTTTATTCCGGACGAGCAGCGGGGGACGCGCGGAGTGGTGTGGACGCGGGGGCGGGCTTCGACGGAAGAGTGTCCGCGGTCTTTTGTTACGCCGGAGAGTGTGGGGTGGGTGGAGTGGTTTTTCGCTTGGAAAAGTTTTGGCGGGGGCGTGTTGGCAGCGCTCGGGGCGAAGGAGGCGGATGTGATGTTGACGCTCGAGAAAGAGTGGCGGGAGGCGAGGAATGGGAACCAACAAGATTTCTGATGGGCTGGCGAGTTTACTGAAGGCTAGCGGGCTGGGAGCGGACTCGCAGCTGACTAGCATTGCGGACCAACTGGAACAGCAGCAGTCAATCAATGACGCCTTGATGCAACAGACGGTGGCGGCGATGACGCAGCCGGTTAACGGCGGGGGAAGTGGTGGTGGATCAACGGCGAGTTCGATTCTCAGCACCATCGGTGGAGTTTTGGGCGGCGGGCTGGGGCTGGCGCCGACGGTT